AGTAAGCTACCCCTGATACTTCTCCCTTCTCACAGTTCAACTTGATAGCATCATCCTTCAACATCTCATCCAGTTCACCTACGAGCTGGTCTCTCATACCGAAAGCAGTTACTGAGTAAGGTCTAGTCATAGTGTTACGCTTAGTCAACTTACGACCAATCGGTTTGTGTTCCCACTTACCATCAGTCTTATACAGAGCTGAGTTCCATACTAGGGCTTCCTTCAGTCTAGCCTCAGCATCAATATCAATCATGCCTTGGACAACATTAGCTACCTCTTGGTAAATATCTGAAGGTTTCTCTGAGGGAACTAAATTGGTAGCCCTACCCCCTCTCTCGTCACGTAGCATAGCTGAGAAGTTCTGAAGTCCATTACAGGAACCATCCAGTGCTACAGCAATATGAGATACATAACTGTTACCTTGCATCCTGTAACCTAACCATTCAAAACAAGCAGCTAGGAACTGGAAAGGTTTATCAGCATTGAGCCAGAATCTTTCACCCTCTACTGGTCTGAGAGCTGAGTCCATGATTGCATCTGTGTTAAGTTCAGCCCACTCAATACGTTTATCAAAGTCAACCTTATCGTAGCCGTAAGTGTTCGCTAGGTGTATAGCCAACCATGCTGCACCAGTTTCACCTAGAGGTTTACCGTTAGAGAACTGTATGAGTGCCTTACCAATGTCATCAGACTGAGGATTAACAAAGCCCGGTACAGCATAGGCACGACCGCGCCAATCCATTACATGTGGAAAGTAGATAGCTTCCTCATTCAGATACTTCTCAGCAACCCACAGTTTCTGGCTGAGAGCTATCACCTTAGAGCGACTCTTGAAGTTATCGTTATGGGTACTAGCAGCTCTACCCTTCCATGCCTTCAGTGCTTGCTCATTGGTGTCAATGTCAATAGGTTTCTCCGGGATAGCTTTACCATCCTTGAAGGGCATACCAGCAACACCCCCTCCTGTGGTATCCCATAGTGTACGCATGACCCCATAGACACCCTTATTGATTACCCAAGGGGTTTCCTGCATAGCGTTAAGGCTTGTGTATACCATAGGCATCTCAACACTCTCAAGTTCCTCTAGGTAGGCTTGGTTGCGTACCTTCATTATGGATAACTTAGTAGACAGATAGCCCCCATCAAAAGGGGTAGTCCAAGCGTTAGGTTTACATACCATTGGTAGGAATACTGGGGATAGGAGACTACAGTTATTATTCTGCATAGCTAACCATACCTGAAGTGAATCTGTAGGTTCCACATACAACACAGTCTTGTTCTTACCCTCATTGTGTGAGGTGATATGGATTAACTTAAGGTTACATACCAACTCAATCAGCTTCGTACCAATCTTGATACGCAACTCAGGAGGTAAGAGTACCTTGTCAATGTCAGCTAACTTAGTCTGAGCACCTTGGATTACCTTACGTTTATGCTGGTCATTAGCAGCAGTACCCTTAAGGTTATTGATGATACGTTTCATCAAGTGAGGTGCTTCCTTATGGAATACACGGTAGTTAAGTTCATCCTCTAGTAACGTAGCGATTGACTCAGCCATAGCTACTAAGCGGTCACGACTAGAGATACCGTTAACGATTCTCTTAAGGGTAATGTAAGCAACTTCCTTATGACCAATCATGTGTAGATACCTAGCGGTACTAGCCAATCTATTAGCTTTACCGTTCTTAGTGTCAGCATAGAAGGAATCTAACTGTTCAATTAACGGAGCTAGAGAGTTATCTATCAGTGCCATACCGGGCTTTACAGTATCCTGTCCTTGACCCTCTAGTTTCTTAAAGTAATTCAGCACTCCCATACTGCCCATCTCTACTTCTAAATCTATCTGTTTCTGCTGCTGAATCTCTAGGGTACTCATTATGTTGTTCTCCTATTGTTGATAGTCATGATTAAGGAACCTTTAGGACAAACCAAAAGATTACCTATAGTGTCTACAGGTAATCTCTAAGTGTAATCTTTAAGTCTTAATCTATTAGATATAATCTTCCGCTATGACCCACCGTTAGAACTGTAAGTCATTGATTATTTCTACTAAGTATTTGTTTCTATTAAGGAACTGTCTCAGATTGCATGACAGAATGTAGTCTAACTCTTAGGTAACTCATTGATTCCTCGGGTGATAAACGAGATTTTAAGTCTCTTGTGTCTACCAATTTCACCACCCGGGCGGATGGAAGGTGCGCATCAAATTGCGGTGCGTATTCTAACACTTACAGCAATTTTGTCAGCAAAAAATTTGTAAAAATATTAT